CACGGTACTGCCCCGTGGTCCGCTGGGTTGCATATCAGCCTTGGCCCCTCGTCGAAACTATACCTACCCCATTGTAAAAAAGTCGCGACTTTTTTGTAAACTGGTTCAAAAAAGTCGCAACCGATACTAAAATACTGCAGTGATACGGTTAAAGCGCTTGACGCCGTCAACCAATTGTGCCTCAATCGTGGTGCTAATGAACTTGTTCATCTCGATTGCGTTATCAATGATTTCGTGCATTGTGGGAAACTGGGGCGCTTGCTCAAGCAGTTTTTTACCAGCTTCATCAGCTACTTCCCAGGCTTTTAGCTGGGCGTTGTACTGCTCGGTTAAGAACTCCTTGGAGGTCTTAAGTAGGTCATAGCGTAATTCAAATGGGTTCATGTAATTCTCCTGTGTTTTGTGTATGTAAAATAGGGGTTCCGGGCGCCTCCCGGCGAGACGTACTGCCCTATACTTACTAATGCAAAATCTACTGCTTTTCCGCCCCATTTGGCTTAATTAGGAGTTTATCGCGCTCTTCAGCGCGAGCTTTAGCCTCCCTAAGTGACTCATTGATAATGAGTCGGGTTACTGCCCCAGCCATTTCCTGGATCTGTTTCTCCTTGGCTGCTTCTTTGTCCTCCAGCGCCTTGTCTATATCGTTACGGATACCGGCCCGGTCTAACAAATCTTTAAGTTTCATCTTTTTGCGCTTTCTCAACGGCTTCTAGGCTGGTCTTTGCGTGCTCAACCTGCGGGCCTGCCTGTGCCTGGATTGCGTTAATAAAGCCAACCACCTGGATAAACGGTGACTGTGCCAACACATTTAACAACGCGTTAATATCTTTTACAGAAAACTCCAGCGTCACATTAAAATCATCTAATAAATCTTTACTCATTTTTTGCCTTTCTTTATTTTAAGTTCTACGTCTACATCTGGTTTATATTTAGCCAGTTGCACAAAGTGCCCGTTGTGTACCATCTGCTCAAAGCCATCCCACAATCTTTGGTTCTGGAGTTTTGCGGCGTACTTGATGCCGCTAATGTAGTTATACACATCGTCTTCTGACATCTGCTCGGGTCTATCTAAGTACTGCCGTAAGAACTCGTCTAAATAGTCTTCAACTTGGGAACATTTAATAATGTCTTGCTCCAACTCAAAGCGGTCGTATTCACTCCACAGATTCATTTTTTACCTTTCTTTTTTGGTTCATCATCACGAATAGTTTCAAACAGATTTTGAAAGTCCGCAGCAATACGTTCTTGTAAATCTACTAATTGCTTTTCAACGTTCCAATATGCTATTTGCATCTCTTCTGTGCTAAGTTGATCTATCGCACAATTAACTGCTTTAAACGTTGTTACTGCGCTTTCTAATTCAATTGACGCAGTTTCTAATTGCATTAATTCTGTCCAGTATTTCATACATTTTTTCCTTGATTAAATCTCATACACTGAGCGGCGGCTAGGGTTATTTCTGGTTTAAACGGTAATGTTAAAAACTGTTCTTTCATTTTAATACAATGAGTTTCTGGAACAGCTATATCGCTTGCCATGAAATCACATTTAGTTCCTATGCACATAATGGCTACAAAGATGAACTCCATTATTGGACTCCCAATCTGCGTTCAATTTCACGATCAATATACCAACGAGCTTTGCGCAAGTCTTCAATGGTATCGATTTTTAAATCAGCGCGCCAAATATATTTAATAGCATTACCTAAGCAAAAATTCATATGCTCAGTAATCTGTATGCAGTCTACACCGCTGGGGTGTGCCGTATAGTGCTTAGGCTTGTTTACTGGATCGTTCACGTCTCATCTCCCTTAAATGTTCATGCAAAATTTTAACTTCTTCCATTGTTGAGCATTCCCAAACACCCATCAACTCCCCAAAACGTTTTTCGCTTAAATCAACGTCTTCAACACCCATAAGTGTTTCCATCATGTAACATCCGTCGTATAAGTATTCAATTACAAAATGGCTCATAGTCCTAATTCCTTTTTGATAAACTCTACACCTTTTGAGAAATGGTAACGCCAATGTTTTTCGGTTACATGTATTTCATTATAACTCTGTCCATTTAAAAAAGCAAGCAAAACCTCCCGTTGTTTAAACGGCATGTTGTTTTCTATCAAATTACGGATGTCTTGGATGTCATCTGGTTCCCAGGGTAGCCAGCCTTCAATAAGCTGGGTGGATGTACCCTCCACGTCATCTTGCTCTAATGGGTCTGGGTCTTCGTCTGATAGTCTGGGAGTAACTGCTTGGATTTTATGTTTTGTTGTCATACTCGTGTGTCAAAAATTGCGGCTGCGTAAATGTTCCCCATACCTGCGGCTAGGCTTAAAATCTTTGGCTTGCGTTTAATCATCATGGGTTCAGACAAATAAACATCATCTTTTTGGGTACGGTTTGGAATGGCTGGCACTATACCTGATTGCAAACTATCTAACAACAGACAGGTCTCCAACAAACCTGACGCGCCCATTGTATGTCCTATTATTTGTTTAAAGGATGTCGCAATAAACGGCGTATGAAACAACGCCTGTAAAGCCGCTTTCTCAGACATGTTATTTGACTTAGTCCCTGTACCATGCGTTTTAACAATTTGTATCTCCTCTGTGCTTATGTTACCTGATCGTAATGCTAGGGCGGCGGCTCTTACAAAACCTTGCCCATCTTCACGTTGCCCGATTGCGTTGGTGCTTTGTTCACTAGCCACACCTGCGCTTATTAGTCTTGCTTTGGGTTTATTAACTAATACATTCTCATTCTCAAAAACGGCAAACACTGCTCCCTGACCGATGTAAAACCCACCGTTATGGTGGTCAAACGCAGATGGTTTAATTCCCTGTTGTTCTTTGTCGTATGTCAAACAAGCACCTGACTCGCCAAAGAAGTGCAATACCTTGTCGTTGATGGTGTCCTCTACACCTAACACGCACACCCGATCAAACCCCTGGTATGTCATCAGTTGGCACACGTCAGACATAACTTTGAGGCTGGATGCACAAGCGCTGGCATCGGTTGTGATCAGATCGTCCGCCCCGCACATTTGCCCGATACGACCAGCATACACCTGTGTCAGTGTAAGTGGTAGTAGTTTGTAGTCATAGGTCAAACGGCTTTTCCTGATAGCGTATGGGTTGATACCGGCAAAGTGTGCGTTACCAGATGCCAAGATAAAAGCAGTTTTGCCTTTGCGCTCTCTGAGTGATCTAAGTAATTCCACATCTAACACACGGTCAGCCAACTTGTGCGGCACATAAACTAGCCCGCTATCTTTTTTAGCAAACAATTCTGGAAACCAAAATGCTCTTTGCGGGTAAGCCATTTCATCAAATAGATCAGTATGGGTTGCCGCCACTGTGCGGTAGTCTGTTAAATAGATCATTTTACGTTTTCAAGTGCCTCTTCTACGGTCTTTGGTGTTTGTGTGGAGTGTTTAAACATAAACTCAAATACATCGCGGATTGTGCTTTCTTCCGTGAGTTTCATTAGTTTGACGTCTTCCTCAGACACACCATAGATGTCGGACAAATAAACACCGACCATCAAGAAGTCTAGGCTATCAAGACCAGTGTCTTTAATTAATGTGTCGAGGCTTTCTATCTTTAATTCATCGGCACTCACAGGTCTTGCGACCTTTACGATGCCGTTCATAATCAGTAGCAGTTCTTGGTCTGTCATGCTGTTTCCTTCATGTTAAGTGATTCTAATAACGCTTCTTGTAAACTTATTTTACCATTTAAAACTCGTATCACTTGTTCATCAATTGTTTTACTAATTGTCAAATGATGAATGATAACCGGTTTTTCCTGCCCTTGCCTGTAAATCCGTGCGTTGGCTTGGATGTAGTTTTCTGAGCTCCATGGTAAATCAAACCACACAGTTTGTGCTGTTTCTCCAACGTTGCACTGTAGATTGAGCCCAATACCCCCGGACTGGGGATGGGCAAGGAGCATACGAATTTTGCCATCACGCCACGCTTGGATGTTGTCATCATCCAGCACCACTGCTTCGGGAAACTTCTTTTGGATTCTCGCAAGCGCATGCTTGAAGTGATAGAACACGAGTGTGGGGGACGAGGACTCTTCCATGATCGACTCAAGGTACTCCAATTTAACATCGTGTACTTCTTGCCAGTCTCCGTTTTCCCCATACACCGCGCCTGATGTGAACTGTAGGAGTTTGCCCGCCAGTGCTGCCGCTGTTGGAGCCGTGATGAGTTCACCATTGATACTAGCGACCATGTCTTTTGTAAGTGTGTCATATTGTTTACGCTCCGCCGGGTTTATGTCTATTTTGTGATACAACTTAGTTAGTTTGGGTAGTGTCAAATAATCTTCAGCCCGCAGACTAAAACATATGTCGCTAATCTTATCCTGTATCCTTTTATCCGCCCCTGGCTGGAGCGCCCACTTATACACAACGTGTGTATGCCTGTTCATCTGCCCCGGTGTCAGGTACTTTGACCTGAACGCCGTTAAGCTCGTTTCTAATCTTTGCCCCAAATCCAAAATACCTACCTGTGACCACAAGTCAGCCATGCCCTGAGGTGTTGGGGTCCCTGTCAGAATAATACGTCGCTCGAAGCTCTTTAAGTGTTTCTTCAAGCTCTTGAATCTTTTCGTCGAAGGATCTTTGAAGCGACTCGACTCGTCGATTATCAGATTGTTGAATTGCATCTTT